CAAAACCTAAGCACCAGTATGAGATTACAGCAGAGTATGCTGAGTGGTTCTATTGGTATCAAGTACTTATGGGTGATAATGTTGATAACATACCGGGAATTAAACTTTGTGGACCTAAGAAAGCAGCTAAGATCTTAGAAGCTGTGGAACCGTGTGACTACCAAAAGGCTGTTTGTATTGCTTACCACAAGGCTTACGATGATCCAAAGGGTGACCAGTATGGCTACGAAAACCTGTTGTTCAATGGACGATTAATTCATATCTGGCGATCCTTTGATGATCACTTTAAGATCACGAGGGAAACTTACGATGAAGCAATCAAGTAACGAGGAGATAGGTCACTGGACCTTTTACGGTAACTTTCCTAGTTACTTTGACACACAAGCCTACATTGGTTTCATCTACTCGATCGAGAACAAGGCTACTAACCAGTTTTACATTGGAAAGAAGCAGATGCGGCACGGTGGTAAAAAGAAGTCACCTCGCTACAATAAGGAAATGCCTTGGCGCACCTACACAGGGTCCTCAGTACACTTAAACAAGGCTATCAAGGAGATTGGTAAAGGGGATTTTGAGTTCTTGATCATTGACCTGTACAAAACAAAGGGTGGACTCTATTACGCAGAAGCCTACACCCAGATGGTTCTTGGTGTTATGACTGAGAAGTTACCTTGTGGTGTGCTACCAAGATTTTATAACGCCCAAATTGCTGCTATCAGGTTTGCCCCCAAGGAAGAGCTAACAGCTAACACTAAGAAATTTATTAGGAACTTCAAAAGGAGGTATCGTTGAGTAGGATTGTAGGACACGAACCGTGTTCTTTTTGTGGAAGCCACGATAACAGAGCAATTTATGAGGACGGAACATCTTACTGTTTCTCTCCGGGCTGCTCTAAACCTTACGGGAAAGGAGATTCTATGGATGAAGACGAAGACCTAGACGCCTTGTTTGCAGACACAGAGCCAAGTAGTAAGACAAAAGGCAGTAATCGTACTTGGCTAGTGGATGAAGTAACAAATGATTTTGTTTCCGCAGCGGACCCCAAGCGGAAAATACCTAAAGAAATTTACGAGTTCTATGGTGTGAAAGTCGGTTACAATAACTCTGGTGAAGTTACGGAAAAGTACTATCCCTATGACATTGTTGATAATAAACCTCAAGGCTACAAGATTAGGGTTCTTCCAAAGGACTTCAAATCAAAGGGTTCTGTTGGTAAAGTATCGACCCTGTTTGGACTAGACAAGTTCAATGGTGGTCGTAAGCTGGTTATCACAGAAGGAGAAGAAGACGCATGTGCTGTTCAAGCGGCTAGTTATGCTCACTACAAGGTCTTCTACCCTGTAATCTCTCTAAGATCAGCCACAGGACTGAATGACCTGATTGAAGCTCGTGAGAAGATCCGTGAGTATGATGAAGTAATCCTCTGGATGGACAACGATAAGGCTGGCAACATAGCTATGCCTGAAGCTGCTAAGATCATCGGCTTTGACAAGGTTAAGATTGTAAAGAGCAGTGAGAAAGATGCTTCAGACCTCTTTGTGAAAGACAAAAAGGCTGTTATGCAGGCAATTTGGCGTGCTGTAGACTACACCCCTGCAGGTATCTTGACTAAGGAAGGTCTTTGGGAGCAGTTAGAGGCTTACAACAAAATTGAGTCTGTCCCTTACCCACCTTTTATGTCCGGCCTTAATGCAAAGCTCAAGGGTATGCGCTTCGGTGAGATTACCCTTTGGACTTCTGGTACTGGTTCTGGCAAGTCAACACTTCTTCGAGAAATTGTTTTACACATTCTCTCTAACACAGAGGATAAGGTTGGCATAGTAAGTCTTGAGGAGTCACCAGCGGAGATAGCCAGAAAACTCTCTGGTATGTCAATTTTTAAAAATCCAGCAAAAGAAGAGTTAACTGATGAAGAACTAGAAACTGGATTTGATAACGTATTTGGTAGTGACAGGGTTATGGTGCTCGACCACCACGGCACTGCTGCAAACAGTTCTGTTGTTGACCACCTAGAATTTATGGCCCTTAGAGGTGTAAAATATCTTTTCCTAGATCACATCACTCTGCTAGTTGCAGAGGGTGCAGAGGGTCTTACAGGAAATGAAGCTACAGACAAGGTTATGGGGGACCTACTCCGCGTTGTCAAGAAGCACGATATTTGGCTAGGCCTTATCTCACAACTTCGTAAAACACCTGATAGCAAAGGTAAGTCCTTTGAAGAAGGAAAGATGCCAAGTCTGGATGACATCCGTGGTTCTGGCTCTATTAAACAGATTAGTATGGACGTTGTTGCTTTTGCAAGAGACGTGGGTGCGGATAGTGAACTGGATAGAAACACTATCGAAACTAAGGTTCTAAAGTGTCGCTATACAGGTTTAACTGGTCCGTCTGGAAGCCTTACCTACGATTACGATACAGGCCGGATGGACTCGGTAGGTGATGAGAATAACACTGACTTCGATGAAACTGAAAAGGTAGACTTTTAATGAAAAATGAAAAATTCTTGATTGCAATGGTAACTTCAATCCTAACTAAGATTGTTTTAGGGGTTACACTGACAAGATACGACAAGGAATTCCTAGCTGGAGTTAAGGAAGGCTTTGAGGAAATGAGCGAAGATGAACAGAAAAGCTTCCTTCTGTTCTCAGACATTCACCAAGCAGAACTAGAAAAAGAAAAAGGACGGGTTAACTAATGGAATACACTGAACTCACACCTGAGGAAATGCGCCTCTGGAACTATGCAAACAACCTTTTGTATGCCAACTTCAAGGCAGACAATGAATCAGGCGTTACTCGGTTCCTGAACGATCCTGTTATTAAGGAAAAGTTCAACGATGAGCAACGAACCACCCTGATGCAGTACTGGTTGCTGATTACAGGCCTTGATGATGAGGCTTATGATGAACGCTACCTGACTGCAGACGGTTCAGCACACCACCTTTCCCTGCTAGAGAAATATGAAGAAGACACTGAAGAAGAAGATCAGAATTCCCACGACTCCATAAAAGCACTTTAAAAATAATAAAAACAAGGAACCACAAATAATATGGATAGCTATCAAAAATTTATTCACCTATCACGATACTCTCGATTTTTAGATACGGAAGGTCGTCGAGAGACTTGGCCCGAAACAGTTGGTCGCGTTATGGCCTTCTGGCGCAAACAGATTGGCAACAACGTTCTAACAGACGCGGAATTCCAGCAAATGGAAGACGCTATTTATAATCTCAAGGTTATGCCTTCCATGCGATCCATGTGGTCAGCAGGCAGCGCACTTGAACAGAACCACTTCCGAGGTTACAACTGTGCATTTGCTGCTGTTGATCACATTCGTGTGTTTGATGAAATCCTTTTTATTCTAATGTCGGGTACTGGCGTTGGCTTCTCTGTTGAGTCGAAGTACGTTAACTTGCTACCAATTATTAATGACAACTTTGTCAAAACTGACAGAGTTATAACTATTAGTGACTCCTCCGAAGGCTGGTCTAAGGCTCTCCGTAAGTTGGTTGCTGATCTTTACTTAGGAAATGAACATGAGTGGGACTACTCTAAAATTCGCCGTGAAGGTGCACGACTTAAGACTATGGGTGGACGAGCTTCTGGTCCGGAACCACTTATGGATCTATTTGCTTACCTCACCACCGTCTTTAAGCGGGCTGCTGGGCGCAAGCTAACCACACAAGAAGTACACGATATCGTCTGTAAGATTGCTGAGATTGTTGTTGTTGGCGGCGTACGTCGTTCTGCACTGATTTCTATGTCAGACCTTGGTGACGAGATTATCCGTGACTGTAAAAGTGTATTCAAAGTTGATGAGTACGTGCTTGTCAACGAAACAGATACACACTGGAAATATGCAATCACGATGAAGAAGGGTCAACCAACTAACCCTACTTACACGGTTGAATTTGAGAAAGGCACTTGGGAAGAATCAGCCAAGGTTGATCTTGAAAACAATAAAACAATCTACTGGAACTTAATTGAAAAACAGCGTTCTTTGTCTAACAACTCTGCTGTATATGAGTCTAAGCCCTCTATGGCTGTGTTCATGGACGAGTGGACTGCCTTGATGAAGTCTGGGTCAGGAGAACGTGGCATCTTTAACCGAGGTGGCGCTAAGGCCTTTGCACCTACTCGGCGTGACACTACCATGCTTGTTGGTACTAACCCTTGCGCTGAGATTCAGCTACGTAATGGGCAACTGTGTAACTTGACTGAGGTTGTGGCTCGTGCTGGTGACACTTATGAGGACCTAAGAGAGAAGGTTCGTATCGCAGCAATCATTGGTACCCTACAGTCGTCCTTGACAGACTTCAAATATGTTCGTAAGATTTGGAATAAGAACTGTGAAGAGGAACGTCTGCTTGGGGTTTCCCTGACAGGTATCCAAGACTGTGAACTACTACAGAACCCCACAAAAGAGATTCTGGAAGAATTGAAGAAGGTTGCTGTTTATACAAACATTGAGTTTGCTGAACGCCTTGGTATCAACCCTTCCACCGCAGTGACTACTGTAAAACCGTCTGGCACCGTATCCCAGCTGGTTGATTCTGCTTCTGGTATTCATGGCCGTTTTGCCAAGTTCTACATTCGGTCTGTCCGTCAGGCTAATAGTGATCCTCTCACTCAGATGTTGAAGGATCAAGGTGTTCCAAACGAGCCTGATGCAATGAACCCTGAGAAGACAACTGTGTTTTACTTCCCAATTAAGGCTCCAAAAGATGCGGTCTTTGCAGATGAGCAAGGCGCAATCCAACAGCTTGAGAACTGGAAAATGTACCAAGAGCACTGGTCAGAACACTCTGTCTCGGTCACTGTCTATGTCAAAGAGCATGAGTGGCTGACTGTGGGTGACTGGGTCTACCAAAACTTTGACTACATCACTGGTGTGTCATTCTTACCATACTCTGAGCATACCTATCAGCAAGCCCCCTATACCGCTTGTAGTGAAGGGGAATACTTGGTAGCTAAGGATCTTATGCCTGATGTTGACTTCTTCCAGCTTGTTAACTATGAGTCTGAAGATAACACAGAAGGCGCTCAAACACTGGCTTGTGGCGCTGGTGGTTGTGAAATCTAAATGATTGAAAAAGCAGTAAGAGACAACATCGAGTTAGCGAGGTCGGCAAGCGTTAAGGCCGACCTCGCAATATCAAATAAAACACAAAGCAAAACAAACAATAAGGAAGAAAACACATGGAAGACCAAGATCAAAAACCTATCACTGGCACTACTGAAGTTGTAGACGGTAATCCCGCCTTGGAAGCTGTTGTTGATGAGAGCGGTCAAACTGTTGTTCTATCTGTTAAAGAGAAACAGCTTCAAATGTTCTCAAAGAACGTCACTCTGGAAGAAGTCATTATTATGCTTACAGTCTCCTTAGAAACTGCTAAGGGTCAAATGGGTTCTAAGTCCGTAGAAGACGCAGAGGAAGTTTAATGTACCTAGTACTGGGAAAACCTGAGTGTTCATATTGTGACGATGCAATAGACTTACTCGCTGAGTCAGGTGAGGAGTATATTTATTTTGATGTTACCGACACTAAAAACGCAAGGCTTAAAGAGATTTTGACAGTTGAGCTTGGTCTGAGTAAAGTCCCTCAGATATTTGAACTTGTTTATGGTTACTCAGACCTTTGTGAGAAGCTAGAAAATGAGGGAAAACTATGACAACTGATACACCTAAAAAGAAAGGACGAGGCCGACCACGAAAGGTTGTACTTGTACCAAAGAAAGACCAGAACAAGAAACCAGAGCCTACACCCTTTGGTCCAGAACAAGCCGCCAACATCTTCATCGATAAATTGGATGAAGCTTCTGTTGTTTGTGTATTTGGTATTGACCCTTTTACAGAGGAACTGATTGAGCAGTTGTGGAAGAACCCACATATCTCTAAGATTGTATGTTCAGATACTTCACCTGAAAGAATCAGTGGTGTTAACCGCCGGATTTCAGGACGTAGTTTCTCCATGTTTCGTTGGTTAGTGGTTCCAGCAGCAGACTTCCTCCAATCACCAAGGTCACTTGTGTGCGCTGTGTCTAAGCAAGAAAAGACTACTGTTGAGTCTCTTGGCAATACAACTGTAGAATTTGTAGTACTGGAAGAATTAAATGTCGATTGAAGAAGAAGATATTGAGACCTTTATCCCTTACAATCAGAATAGTGACTACTACTTTGTTGTTTTTAAAGAGTACTTACGAGACAAAGAGACTAACCAACTAGATATCATTGTTGTCACTTATGGTAATGTTGAGTTTGAACTACACTGGGATGAGTACGACTCCTACTACCGTGGGTTTATCACGGACTACAAAACTGGAAAATCAATTCAAGGATATATGGTATGATGCTACCGATGGAATACCCTCTACCTATGAAAGTTAAGTACGTAGATGAAGAGACCACTGCCACAAACCGCTGGATGATCTTTGGTGAATACGGGGATCCTAATGACAGTGTGGATATCAGCGATGGTAACCAAGACATCATTACCCGTATCCCACGGTGGAGAGCAGAGAGTATAATTCAGGCAAGGCAAGTCTTTGTTGATATGCTTCTAGCTCTAGGAGGAAGTTATAATGGACGATGAAGTAGATTTGGAAGACCTTGTAACTATCCACAAGGACGAGTATGAAGAACTCCTTCAGGCTTCAAAGTGGCTGGTAGCCTTAGAAAGCGCAGGTGTAGATAACTGGCACGGTATTGACTTTGCCCGTGAACTTCACGGTGAAGAAGATGATGAAAGTATCCCGTTTTAAGGCATTAAACTACTGCCGACTAATGACTATAATCAATTTGTATAAATGAAAAGAGAAATAACATGACAACTAATAACAACACAACTACACAGTCCTCCGGTGGCATCGGCTTCTTTGGCTTGCTGGCTGTACTTTTCATCGGCCTTAAGCTGACCGGCTATGTAGCTTGGTCTTGGTGGTGGGTACTGGCACCCTTGTGGCTACCTATCACAATTTTACTTGGTGTCTTCCTTGTTGGTATCATTCTGTTTGGTATTGGCGCGGGTATTGGGTTGCTATTCAATAAGAAGTAGCGCCATACTACCACACGTAGCTCAAGAACAGAGAGCAACTCAATGATAAAGGGTAGGTTGTAGGTAAATCCTACCGTGTGGTACGTAAATAACGAGAAGATAAGTGCATCTATAATAGAGAAATCTAAACAAAGGAAAGCTTATGACTTACGAAGACTATGTTGAGCAAGGTAGACACTACACATTTCTTGACAAAAGGGTAGCTCCAAGAAGTCAGGAGAGATACCCACACTGGCTTGTACTTGATGACCGTATGTTACACCAGCCAACTCAGATTGAGGTGCTATTGCAAGGTGTAGGTAAGGAAGACCGGCCTGACGAAGCAGACCGGATTCTGTGTTTTCACACACTTAAAAACAAGGTAAGGAAAGCAAATGGTTGATCGACCAGACTGCCACAAATGTAAGTGGTCCAAGCAGAGTATTTTTGATTCTGGTACACATCACAGAAGCTGTCACCTTGAGGTAAAAGATACCGAGATACTTCCTAAAATTGAGCTTAGCAAACATGGTGTTATGCAAGGTTGGTGCTCTTGGCCTTATGACTTTGATCCTGTTTGGATTGACTATTGCACTGCATTCGAAGAGAAAGCAACAACATGATTACTACTTATATTAACGTTTTCGGTGGACCCGGAATTGGCAAGTCAACAACTGCTGCTGATGTCTTTGTGCAAATGAAGAAGAAAGGCTTTGACGTTGAGCTTGTAACAGAAGTTGCCAAGGATTTTGTTTGGGAGAAGCGTTCAGCAACCCTCCAAATTCAACCTTATGTAACCTTTAAACAGTACCGTAACCTAATCCGTCTAAAAGGTCAGGTTCAGTATGTAATCACAGATGCCCCTGTACTACTTGGCGCTGTCTACTGTGAGCTTTACAGTGGACCTAGCTGGATGCGCGATGCAGTGTTTAAATCACACCTTGACCTTTCACCCTGTATTAATATACTTTTGGAAAGGACCTTTGACTACCAACAGAATGGTCGTGTTCAATCCTCTGCAGAAGCCTTGGGTGTTGATAAAATGATCAAGGGCCTTTTTAGCAATATTGAACCTTACCAGTCTGTTTCAAAAGAAGAAGCTTATAAATTCATGGGATTAACAAATGATTGACAACGACATAGACAACGCGCCAATACTCCTCATTGTTCGTGGAATTACCGGATCAGGAAAAACAACTTTTGTAAAAAATAGCAAGATTGAATGCATGCATCTTGAGGCTGACATGCTTTGTGTCAAGACTGCTGCTTACCAGTGGGAGGGCGATAACGTCAAAGGAAACCACGAAACTTGTTTTGAGATTGCTAAGTTGGTTTTCTCTCGTGGTGCCGACCTGTGTATCTCTAACACCTTTACGCGTAAATGGGAGTTCGCCCACTATATAAATCTGGCTAAATCCCTTGGTTACTATGTAGAAGTTTATCGCATGGATAATGACTTTGGAAACACACGCTCTGTACCAGAAGAAATCGTCCAGAAAATGAAGGCTCGTTTTGAGGATTATGAAGGAGAAACTATTGTCAAACTTGAAACTTGAAAAATTGTGGGAAGAACTTCCGAAAGATTTGAAGAAATGTGCCGTGGCTCCCTTCCCATTTGGCTTATACGGCAAGAAAATAACTCTAAACCATGTAGGTATGACCCAACTTGTTGAGCACCTCGATGCTTATGGTTTCGATATTAGAAAAAAGGAAGAGAATAATGTCAAACTTCAGGAATGATATCTGGTTTATTTCAGATACACACTTTCAACACAACAAGATTCTGGAATACTCAGCCTCTCGAAAGGCTGCTTTCAATAACACAAAGCATATGAACGAGATACTAATTGAGAACTGGAACAGCTTAATCAAGCCAGAGGACAAAGTTTATCACCTTGGTGATGTCACCTTTGGTAGCCGTAAGAGCTATGCTGAAGACATCCATCCACGGCTAAATGGTAAGAAGCGCCTTATTGTGGGCAACCATGATGACATCCGTTTCTTTGAACAAAACAGGCTTTTCCAAAAGATCATGCTGTGGCGCGTATTTAAAGACCCTGAGTACCCTTTCATCTTCTCTCACGTTCCTGTCTTTAAAAGGGAGATTGTTGAGAGAACCGGGCAAGAGAATGGAATTAACGTCCATGGCCACCTACACGATGACGAGTCTCCTACTGCAGACCACTTCTGTGTATGCGTTGAGCAGACTAATTTCAGACCAATTCACATTGAAGAAATCAAACAAAGGACAAACGTATAATGGATAATATTGTACTTGGAAGTAGAGTAAAGTTAGTTTCTAATGGATCTAGATCAGTTAATAAGGTTGGCTTTGTTGGTTTTGTAACAGAAGTTCCTGGGGACAAAACAGTGCGTGTATCAAAGACAACTGTGAACGACGTATCACAAGGTAACTGGTCTGAGATATCTGAGCTGGAACTTTTTAAGGAAAATGTTGAAGAAAAAACTACAAAATACCATGCAATCCAAAATAAGCAGACAGGTGCCTTGTTTGTAGGTAGCCGAGGAACCAGCGTGTTCAACACCAAGTCCGCTGCCACAAACTCCTTTAACTATAAGGCTGGACATTCCAGAGGTGAGGCTGCGATGCTCAAGGATAACCCCTTCTGGGAGGGTATTGTTGTTAAACTGGTGGTTGTATAGGGGAAATCTTAATGACAAGAGTACTATATTCACAGGGATTCGGTGCAGGTATCGGACCTGACTGGAATGAGTCCCCTAGTTGTGATGACCCTGTATTAGTGGCGCTTTATGACAGTGGTGCAACTCAGGCAGAGGTAGAAGATGTCTTCCCAGATGCGTACTGGGGAGGTTGGAAAAACGTTCTTCACCGTGACGTACCCAAGGGTAGTTGGTGGAGGATTGAGGAATTCGATGGTTCAGAACGAGTAGAAGTGATTGATAACCTAGAAAAATCTTATTACACACAAGCATAGTTATTGAGGAGTATTATAATGAAGTATATTAGTTTTATGTCTCTGGTTAGAGCAAACAAGGCAGAAGTACAGGGTATCGAAGTAGGTACCTGCTATGTCTTCCCAAAGCTGGATGGTACAAACGCCTCTATCTTCTGGGATGACAAGAATGCTACACTTGGGGCTGGGTCGCGGCGTCGTCAGCTTTCAGAGGGTTCTGATAACGCGGGCTTCTTTAATCACATGAAGGATCACCCAACAGCAAAAGAACTAGTCCTGTGCTTCCCCACTTGGAATATCTATGGTGAGTGGCTTGTCCCTCATTCCCTGAAAACCTATCGTGAAGACTCTTGGCGTCAGTTCTATATCTTTGACGTGTGGGATCAAGATAAAAACCGCTACCTGACTTACAATGAATACAAAGAGGCAATACAAGAAGTTCTTGAATCTGTATGGTGTGATGACATCCGTATTATCCCACCAATGGCTATCATTACAAATGGTGACTATACTCGCTTTGAACGTTGCGCCGAAGAAAACACCTATCAGATTGAAGATGGTAAGGGTTGTGGTGAGGGCGTTGTGATCAAGAACTATGAGTTTGTAAACCAGTTCGGTACTACACCGTTTGCTAAGCTTGTCACTAACCTGTTCAAAGAAGCAAACGCTGAAGCCTTCGGCCCAAAAGAAATCAAGGACGAAATGCTTGAGCAGTTGATTGCTGAGAAGTACACAACAGCGGCTCGCGTAGAGAAGATCAAGCTTAAGATCGAAGATGAAGTAGGGTCTTGGAACAGTAAGTTGATCCCACGGCTGATTAACACAACCTACCATGATATTATCACAGAAGAAATGTGGGAAATCCTGAAGGATAATAAAAAGCCAACTATCAACTTTAACCTGCTACACCGCTACGTGATTATCAGTATCAAGACAGTTCAGCCGGACTTGTTTTGATGGGTGACTTTAAAGTAGAAGTGGTGGGCTTTAACTCTCGTGAGGAAGCAGAGGAATTCTCTGAATGGTACTCTGGCCAAGGTGAACAAGACTTCTCTTTTTGGCTAGAAAACGCGGAAATTGATTTGGAAGGTGCCAACACAAAAAGTATCGAGCCAAAAGACTTGTACACTATCAATATCACAGTAAACCCAAATTACTAAGGGTTTGCATTTTTAACTTTTACGGAGTAATTTACTATGGAAGATCACAAATTTAAAGTAGGCGACAAGGTTATCTTGACAGGTAACACTTCTCTGTCATCAAACAAGGTGGGCGACGTTGGTTGGATTATGGACTTTTCCGTGAATGGAAAACGTTGCAAGGTATCACAAAATAACAACAAATACGAGTCTAGTAACTGGTCTCTGGTTTCTGAATTAGAATTGGTTGAGGAAGAATACTTTACCATCGCCGAACTTAATCTAAACCTTGGGGATGTCATTGCCCATCGAAATGGTTGTCTATACACCAAAGATGAAAAAGGCTTCTTGGCCGAAAATAGTTACGTTTACCTTAGTAAAGGATACAGCCACGTAGACGGTATGTATTATAACACCCCGTGCTTCAAAATAATCTCCCGTTCAGAAACAGAAGCAGAAACAGAAACAACCGTAGAAAATAAGGAAGAAAAGACAATGACAACTACAAGTAAATTCGTAGAGACAACTACAAAAACCGTTATAAAAGAAAGTATTGACGCTCTTTTGCCTAACCACGCACTTATCAGCATTAAACCGAATGGCGAGTCAATGGGTAGTATTCAGGTTGTTATTGGTGCAAACTATAGCAACAAGAGAGCTTGTTACTTCAACAAGGTTGCGGTTGGTAAACTAATTGGGGAGCTTACAGCAATCCACGCAGTTATGAATTAATGATAGCCGCCTTAGGAGTAGCCTATCTAATCTTGGGTGTTATTATGCTTACAAGCGCCTACCATACTCACAGGCTGAGTAAACCTGAGTTTATGGCAGGACTTGTAACAGGCATATCTTTCGGAATGGCTATGACTGCCTTCTTAGCCTATATAACAGTAAGGAATTAAACAATGCCCGATAATGTGATCTTTTCGATTGACAACGGCGAAAACCCTAACACGGCCCTGCTATTTGAAAGTAGCTTTAATAATCACCCAAAACGTTCTAGTAACTTGACCCCTGCCTATGGTTGTTATGAGGGTGCAACAGAGAAGTCCTACGTTTGTAACCGCAAAGACTTTAACGAAATTGTTGTGGCTTGGGGTTGGGTAAGCAATCAAAAGTGTGTCCTTGGGGTAACTTCCTGCAACAAGGCCTATGCCCAACTTGAGTATGCTAACGGGGATATTGAGCAGTTTGGCTGTATGCACTCTGTAACAGAAGAGGAGGCCTTAAGCTCCACCGAGTATACTTATCGGCCTGATTTGAACTGTTATTGGATCGCAAAGACAGGAAATCCGGATAACTCTTTCCGAGAAAGCAAGGTGCGTGTCGAGGCGGGCTACTATAAATAAATATTTAGGAGAATGACATGGAATTTTTGCTTGGTGCCTTTATCGGTATAACTGTTCTTATAATTTTAGCGAATCATTGGGAGTAATAGGATGGAATATATCTTGGTATCCTTGATCGGTGCAGTTCTTGTTGAACTAGCCTTTCGTGATGATAACCTTTGGGATGAATGGAAAGACGATGACTGGACGTAATGGTATGACCGCCGAAGAAGCCTTGGCATTAACTGTTAAAAAATATGAAGAAACCATCAAGGCTCTAGATGATGGTTTGACAGAGGACGAATATAGGGAGAATAAGACAAACAAGGTCTTGGTTGTAACTGGTAAAGGTGGCAACTTATCAGGGGTACTTGCCAGAATGTTGGCAAATATGAATGATGATAGAGTCACTGTAGAGTACAAAGAAATCAGTGACACGTACCACGGCAAGAATATAGACTACGTTATTGTTGATGAATTTAAGGATATTAAGAATGACCTTTGAAGAATGGTTTGGGAATAACAAAGAAGAAGTTGTTGATAACTGTGATAATCGTATGGATGAGTATGATGCTGAATACTGGCTTGAAAGGGCTTTTGCTGCTGGCTGGAACAGTTCAAATAAATACTCAGGAGAACCACAAAATGAAACAACAGAGACTTGAAAAGCAACTTGCTGATATTAAGAAGTTGTGTGTTGAATGTCCAACACTCTTTGCACCCTTCGCTGCTGCTATTCTAGACACCTACGAAAATAAGGAATCAAAACATGACTGATAATAACAAAGTAAAGCTACGCGTAGGCTACGTCGGAGTCACCCGTGTGGGTGATCGAGTTGAGATAACCTCTAAAAATACTGTCCTACCGGACTACCCCTACGACTCAGATTGTGGACGGACTTACTGTGAGAATGGTAGATACTGGGAGCAATGGAGCCGGGAAGACGTTCGTGACATTGTTGGTCCTTGGGTAGAGCCGATTGATTACAATGATCGTAACTGGCACCGTTGGGAGGGTGGTGAAATGCCTGTTCACCGTAAAACTAGGGTTGCAGTTGTATTACCCTACAATACCAACCCACTTGAGGACCGAGCGGGGGCTTTCACATGGAATCACAAAAGTGACCCGATCCTTTCTTTCCGTGTGGTTGAAGAGTATGCTGAGCCTAAGGAGGCTCGCGAATTCTGGGTTAGTAATAACGATGGTTATGCACACGATAGCTTAGAAAGTGTGCTGTCAGATCCACTCACAGAGAAGCACGGTT